CTCCATGTGAGTGGCGTTCTCTTTTGCGTTGCGTGTAAACCGAGCAATCGGTAGCTCCCGGTCAATAGGGTTGTCTAGAACCTAGGGAGCAGTTAAGCGCAATGCGGTCGAGTGAGATCGACCTGGCCCTCACGACATCTGTTACAGAAGAGGCAGTTGTCGTGGATGTCACCACCCTTCACAGGGTGGCGTCACAGCGGTGTTACCTCCGGTGGTTCCCAAAATTCGCCTAGCTTGTGTTCAGGATCCTGCGCTCATCCAGCAGACTTGTGATCATGCGAAAGTCAGAGGGAGTAAACCACGAAACCAGTCTGTATTTACAGGCTACTAGCAGGCTCGAACCCTTCTAGTGGATGCAGCCCTGGCAGATTGAGCAATCTCGCCAGTAGGTTAAAACCCCGCTCGCTATAAAAACCATCAAACAGTCAGCTAGGACTCAAAAAGCAAAGGCGCGTATTGCACGGCGCCAGAAGAAGAACAAGCCCCCACGTGCTAAGCGTGGGAGTTCAACTGTGGAGAAGTACACCGTTCCCCGGCAGTACTACGAAGGCTCACGGACTAACCAAGGCCCGCGTGTATCCATGAGGTACGCCGATGGTGCCCTACGAAAGACCGTTGAGCACACAGAATTCTTCGCAACAGTGCAAGACTCAATCGGATTCTCCACCTCCACATGGGCGGTGAATCCGGCTAACTATGTACTATTCCCATTCCTTTCTAACGAATCGGTCAACTGGGAGCGGTACAAGTTCACGAAACTCAAATTCCACTACCACACCCAGAGCTCTACTGCTCGGGTTGGCAGCGCTATTATGGGTTTTGACATCGACGCCACGGACGAAGCCCCGCCAGACTTCACTACCCTCGCGTCTTACCTCGGCAGTATCGATTTCCCGACGTGGGCAAGCAAGCGGGTCACGATGGAGGTCAACTGTGGGCTCATGAACGATCAACTCAAGAGTTTTTATGTCGGGACGTTCGCCTCCCTCCATGACATTCTACTCCGCGATTGCGGAACTTTCATCTTCGGTACTGAGGGTGCGCCATCAGCATTGAGCGTTGGTAAACTCTTTGTCGAGTACTCCTGTGAGTTCATGTCCCCCCAGCTACCCGCTAGCGGCCTCAAGGCACCAGGTGACGCGGCAGCCGCCACCATGGGTGAGTCACCTTCTGGGGCTTTCAACGCCAGTCTAACCAGCGTGGTTAACGATGGCGATGTCGCCATCGACCTGCGTGGAAGCACGAAGGCCGGCGGACCTGACCTCCCCAATAGCGAGACCTTCGTCTGGAGTAAGCTTGGGGAGTGGGTTACACTCTCCATTGAAGTTCTCCTCGGCGGTGGCTCTGGCAACACGTTGACGTACGGCACGGTTAACGGCTATGACATCGAAGTTGAGGAATTCCATAAAGATGATGATGCTGGTCACTCCTACCTTGACCTCGTCTACAGACTGGTTAGGACCGTGGGCCCAGCCGCGATCGATTACTCCACTTACACGTATGGAGTTTCGGGCTATATCCCCATACTCGTCGCCCTCGCCGGCTCTGCCGCGGCGTTCGTGGGCACTAAGTCGTATGTAGCCCGCATGACACCTAGGGTGTCGCTGCTTCCCGTCTTGACCCCTCGAACCCTCATTCGCGGGGACATCGAGATGAAGGATCACGTCCTAGGCGGAACTCTGCATAGTAACGGCAATTGCAAGAATGTCGTGCCCTATGCCATGGGACGTATAATCCGACCATCCAGTGATGACTGCGGCAAGAGCGAGAGCAAGATTGATGTGGCACGCATCCGACCCCGTTCGCGGTCAGCAACTGCCACGTCTTCGTCCTCGTGGGAGAAGCTCTAAGCTCTCACCTAGTCATCCACCCTCGTCCATTCACCCTCATCCACCCGGACAAACACGTGAACTCGTTACTCACGTATTTGTGACCCAATCGGTAACGATTGATAGGCTAGACACTATCAGTCACGATTGAGTCAAGGATTGACCATCCTTCCATTATAAGGTCAACTAGGCAAGGCACGGATTCGCATTCGTGAGGGTTTGTCGACCCCTCTTCCCCAGACATTCCAGCTCACACTGGATTCCCCATCCACGGTTCTCACGCATTCTCTATACCGGGAGGGCTCTTTGAGCACGTCATACCCAGATCAGTACCACCACCACTCATCCCACTAAGATACTGATCTTAACCAAACAAAGACTGAGAATGGCCTCAACACGTCGCGCCCTCACTTACATCTATGCTGATACTGCTCGTTACAGGTAAGCTACAACAGTCGCAAACCACATGTTGGCCTCTGCGATGGTGTATTGAGGGGAGGTAGTCTTCCACACTTAATATGCCCGCCGCGCCCTCTTTTAAACACAAGAAGGGGAGCGCGAGAGCAAAACTCAGGGTTAACCCCCCTGTTGAAGCTGATAAGCAGTCAAGGCGAAATAACGCCTGTTCCCTCGCAAAGGGGAGTGGAGGCCACCACTCTGAACACAGCCACAACCGAAACCAAAACAAGACTGTTAAGAATAAGCACGCCAGTTGGGTGGACGCAGACACCATGCAAGATGGTGCATGCCCAGCCCAGCGCAGATGCTTACATACCTCTCATTGCCACCGCAATAAGAGTTACACTGGAGCCAAGATGCGTATGGCCCAGAAAAAACAAGCTGAACAGAAAAAGAAAGCGAAGCCACGCTACACCATCTGTTCACACAGGTTAGCTATATCATGTCCCGATGGTCACGATCATTACCATCGAACCAGAGACAAGCTAACAGCCGATGAAGTCAAAGAGTACGAACGACTCTTAATCAATGCTGCTGTGTACGACACAGATGAGGAGCCCGAAGATGGTCAATCCGATACCGGAGAAGACCCCGATTTCGAAGCTTTCTATGGTGACAACCAATTCGACCCACTTTGTGGGCTCGATGAGAAAGAAGCCAGAGAAGTGAAAGAGATCATGTCCAGTAGGGGATTCCTCAACCACCTGCCACCCCAGGTAGGGCCAAACACTCCTGCGCGATGCAGTGAGAGTTGCGCCCTTATGGACCAGTGTCACCATGTGAACCTGGAGGTGCGGGAGCAAAAAGGGCGTAATGGCATCGAAGAGAAGGTGCCAACCGTTCAGAAGAACAGCAACATTGTAAAACTGCCCCCCCTACCCCACCGTCGTAGCGCGGCGCCTGTCGAGGCGAAACCGCACACGGCAGTGAAAGTCGGGGCCCAGAAGCGTGAGCGATTCCGAGAAGAGCCACGCTTTGACTTAACCATCGACATCCAAAGCTCGGATTCAGAGTCGGAAGGAGACGATGACGAGAACGCACCTCTCTTGGATGATCACAGGAGGAATGGTGGTGACAACATTGAACTACCCCTTAACCAGGGGGCCGACCAGTTGGTCGAGGTGGATATAACAAACCCACTGGAGTTACTCCGCAAAGTTGTCATCTACCAACAAGGTGTAGAGGGGAGCCAATATTGCCTGGTGAGAGCCGCCAACGCCGTGAAAGCGTGTTTTGGCAGTGTCTTGCCATGCTTCACAGAGGATGTGATCACCGTGACGAACAATCGCGACATGCTTAACGAGTCGGAGTACACCGGCCAGTTATCAGCTCGCTCTTGGCGGCTTTTTTGGCGTCAAAGTGATGAAGCTTCATTTCAGCAGCGGCACTACACTCAGCGGGCACTGCTCGCAGAGTACTACTCTTCCTATAGAGTGGCCCAGGTGTTTGCCCCTGTTGTCGACGCCTACTCAGTCTCGCGTGATTTCATCAAATGCACCGGCGTCGACGGGAAGGGAGACTACCTACCGTCGATGACCGCCAGGATGGCAACCCACCTCGCTAGTCTACCATTGGTGGAACGGATTGCCGCGCATTACGCGCGAACGCCCGAACTCGGGGCGGGAAGATATTCTGAAATCTTCCAATCCACACTTGAACACCTTATCAACCAAGCCCTGTTGATAGGTGTCCGGCGTCGTAACGCTGCTGGTCGCATCACTAAGCAGCCAAATTTTCGACCCGGGGGTCGCCAGATTCTGTCCCAACCTGGCGCCCCGTTTTTAGGGTGGGACCGGTAAAAACCACCGCCGATAAGAGGTTTGTGTACAACAACCGGTTTACCGTTGTTACGGGCGGGAAGTTCTTCGTTGATGGCGAAATAAAATTTCCCGAGCACCCAGATGTTGAATTGGACAAGCGCTACCGCACGTGTTTCGGCCCATGTGTTTCCCACGATGGGGCGGTCAATTGTGTTTGTAATCATTGTCAGTCCCGCATGATGAGGCGGATGACAGCCATTCGAGAGCCCGATGAAATTGGCCTCGATCAACGTTTGTGTGCTAATCAGCTCGTATTCTTTGCCAATTTGGACGAAGATTTAGAGGAGTTAAAACAGTTAGCGAGTGTGGCGTTCACCTACTACTTCGGAATTAACGCCGAACTAGAAGAGCGACACGCCGATCCGCACCAGAAGCGCCTCCTGCGAATCCAGGCTTATAAAGACCTAGTCTCCACTGGAGATATAGGAATGAGGCTGTGGATGCGTGAGAAGCATGTTAAGGATGGTAGGCGACCAGTCCTAGTTTTCAAGCAGAAACCAGACGAGATAATCAAACAATCCAGTTACCCTAGGGCTATTGGCGACTTTGGTTGTCCCGCCTCGTTACAAGGCATACTGCTGACCTACGCTTTGAAGATAGGCTTAACGAAAGACTGGATAGTTGACGGCGGTACAATCCGTTTCACCGCGTCACCCGCACTTGCCAAACTGGACGACATCTTTGAGCGGCTCATCTCTCCGGATGGTCGCTTCTTTGCCGTCGTTTTCTCCGATGACTCATCTCTAGCCATCCGCCATAATAACGAAATTCACTATTACAACATTGACATCAAGAAGTGCGACGGGTCACATGGTCCTGCCGTCTTTGCAGCTCTAGGCCGGCTCGTACCTTGCGAGTTTGCTGATGAGTATGCAGTTTTGATTGAGCAACTCTCACAATGTATCGTGGTCAGTGACGTTTACGAAAGGCGGAATAAAGTCATTCTCGATCCAAATGGGCCCGTTCTGTGGTCCGGCAGCACCTTGACGACGGACATCAACACGTTCGTCAACAAAATTCTCATGCGCCACATTGCGCGACGCTACAACCCCGAGTTGCGAAGTATTGAAGACATCGCAGCTGAGGTCGGCTACCTCGTTTCAGTTGAGCGCTGCGCTCTACCGGAACGACTCCAATTTTTGAAACACTCGCCTTGTAAGGATACTACAGGCAAGTGGAGACCCTTCCTCAACCTAGGAGTCCTCTTTAGGCTCTCCGGTACGTGCCGTGGCGATTTGCCCGGCCGAGGGAGTTTAGAGGAGAGAGGTAGAGACTTCCAAGCGTCGTTGTTACAGGGTGCATACCCATACAGTCATTGCAGGCTGTTGGATAACATGAGAGCCGCAGCAGGTGTAGTTAGACCCGAGTGGACAGAGCAAGTAAAGAGAGAAATCGGCTGGAAAGTCGTGGAAGAGGGTTACCCAGAATATTTCATACCCTCTGAGAATCTGTACCGCCGTTATGGCCTCACCGTCGACGAGATGGTGGAGGTAGACGACGTGTTTGGCAAACTCGGACACGAGATGCACTATTGCTGTGCAGCCATGGACA